ATATTCATACCGTTTGGGACCCTAGTATATTTATGTATATTGCTTTGTAAACCTCTTTGCACAGCAAAGCCCACGCCTGAACGCGAATTTCTAAACGCGTTTCGGAATTGCAGGTCGTTGAGATTTAAGAGCCTTCTATACGATAGATACACCAATGGCGCGTTAGCGCCATTGATTTGTTTATTATTATTTAATTAAGATTTGTACAAGCGATTGGAATTTAGTCAGTATGTTTTGTCTAAACTCATCAACACATCTATTCCCTTGATTTTCTAAAATGTGCTTTTCAACTTCGCTCTCTAGCATTTTATACATCAACTCATAGTTAAGGTTTGTCTCGGTCTTGGTATCAACTTTAGTTTGTGTTGATGGTTCAGTTCCTCTAACTCTATTAGCTAATGTTTGGGCAATGTTGATTAGATTACTTGGCATTGTCATCACTCCCTATTGCTTTGTACTCTTGGTATTCTAATTCAGTACAAAACTTGTTAAACAAATCGTTATGTGCAATCTTGAAATTTGCTGTTTCAAATTTCTTACGTTTACGATTTATTTTTTGAACTCCAAAACTATTACCATTCTCATCTTGGACAATGATTAAGTTTTGATTAGTTCTGCTAAACACATCAACAAGATTTTGTTTCATTGTGTCTATCTCTTTATTAAGTCTATTAGACTTTAGCTTTAATTGAGCATAAGCAAGTACAACTTTTTTTTCGTCTTGCTTTAGCTTCTTTATTGCATTTGTCATTTTTACCTCTTTTGTTAGTTTGACAATACTCTCTTATCAAAGTGGGATATTGATTGCAATAATTAATTTAACTTTTTTTTATCTTTTTTATTAAGCAAATTATTAATGGTATCAACATTTGGCTCAACCTCTAGTTGTGCGTTTATTGTACTAAACATTTTTTCAATCATACGCGTGAACTCCTGCTGGTGCTGTTCGCCTTTCTTGACAATGTTCTTCTTCTCAACGCGAGACGAGGAACGAGACGAGGCGACATTGTCGCCTCGCTTGTTATTATTTGGCATTACCAACTACACCAATATTCTACAACCTTGCCCTCGCTTATGGCTTGCTCACAGAATTTTAAAAATTTGATGTCTTGATCTTTGTACTCTTTCACACTCTCCTCTTGGAATTGTTGCCCCCAAAAGAAACCATCTTCAGCGTGGTAATCAGAAAAACCTTTCTGTATCTGTTCGCCTAGTTCTTCAACGACTTCCTTAGTCAGATAACAAGGTGCTTCTTGATCTCCATTAAAACCTAGATGTGCAAGAAAACCCTCAGTCTTTATAGCAGGGTTTTGATCTGCCCATTTCTTTGCCATAAACTCCTGTAGTCTTGCGTGCTTTCTCCAAACGAAAATGTTATTTTTATCTCCGTAATCATCTTCGTTGTAGTATTTTTCCCAATCGACTTTAGTGCCTCTTAGGTGTGCGTGTTGGTCTAAACCCATATCTTCTCCTTTGTTAGTTAATGGTTTGAAAGTTTTTCTTTAGGTGCTATCTAAAACTTCCAAAAAAGATAGTCGCCTTTGCCTCTTATCAAATCCCATCTATCAATGCAACAATTATCTTTTAGAACAATTCTAAACTACAAATGCAAGGTATGTGGCTTTTCCATCTGTGGTGACAGCACTGGCGCTTCCTTTCTTGAATGGCAAAACATTAGCCACCTTTTCCTTACCGAGCGAGAGAAACCACAGCCGTCCCAGCTCCTGAAGGGAAGTTTGTGCTTCTGGTGATCCGTACACGGTGGTTACCGAGCGAGAGAGATCTAAAGACCAGCTGCCAGCGAGAGAAGGAGGAGTCCGGTGATGGCCAACGTCCCTGTTGGCCAGAGCACTAAGAAGACGAGCCACGCGATGACGACACTCAAGCCCCCGCACCAGCATCTGCTGCAGGTGCCTCCTGGTCCAGTAACTCATGTGCACGGACCTCTACCGCCCACCAAACGAGGTCGTTGACGAGCTGCGCATGTGATCCGGGTTCTTTAGCAACCATTCCTATGTACTCTCCAGTCTTGTATCCTTCACTCTGTGCGTAATCCCATAACAGCTGCCAGATCTCTTCTTTGTGTTCTTCATAGAATGCAGTGGTCTCCCAGTAGTAAATGAGGCCACCCACGCCTCCCTGGCATCCATGCTTGGAAATATCTTCAATTGTAAAACGTTCTTCGGCTTCGCCAACGCGAAGCCATTCTTTGATTTTGCTCATATGCTCTCCTTTTGTTGGCGCACTAGTTGCGGATCCTTAGATTGCCTGCAGCTGCATCTAATGCGCAGACCTTAGATAAGATAAGATGGGACAAATGTCAAGAGCTTTTCTTCAGAACTTTTCATCAGCTGTGTCTGGTGATCCTGATCCAGTCCTGAAGTTTACGCTGCAGGATCCCAGCTCCTTTCTCAACGAGAAACGAGGGTTTAGCTTGACAAACCTGACGAGAAGCTGAAGTACGCTGCCGTCACCAGCCCCATGCAAACTAACAAAGAGGGAAAGAAACATGGGGCAGGAAACGACAACGAGCTTCCGTACGCTGCAGCACGGGTCACCAGCTGCAGCTCCGGCAGGGACCAGTCAGTGTCCTTTGAACGAGAACGAGCGAGGTTTCTCAACGAGAAACTTCCCGAGCTCACGCTGCCTCCTGAAGGAGATCCAGAAGGTTACGCTGGACCAGTGGCCATTGTAACGGAAACGAGAACGAGCAACGAGGAACCAGTGACCGAGGATCAGTGAACACGGACACCGGCTTGTAAAGTTTAAGGGATCTCTCCGAGAGGGTCTCTTTCAAGATAAATACTTTACCACCTGCTTTTACGTACTTATTGATCCAAACTATTTGCCATTTATTTAGCTTAGGATAACTGAGTTCATCTGATTTTAATTCTAACCAATAAATACCCTTTTGATGCACAGCATGAACATCAGGCACACCGTTGATTGTGCTAGATTCTATGCGAGTTAGAAACGATTCAGTCAGTCCTTTTTTTACCTTTTTCCAGAGATTACTTTCGCTTGGCATTCAGATCAGTTTTTTAATATTTTTAATTACACTATTTGGTATAATAGTGCTATTTCCAATTTCTTCAATCTCACCTTTTTCAGATTCAGAATAATCCCCAAACACTCTAGTTATACCTTTTGATTGAGTCAGGAGATGGCCTTTCGTAACACACACAGGTAGTTTAGCCTTTAATAAATTATCCATGCTTTGCCACGAGCTGTCAGAACAAATATCAAACCATTCTATCTCAACCAAAGGATATCTATCCTTCCAATTTTTAGACCTTTTATTTATTGAAATCTTTTTTCTTCTCATTCACTTCTACCTTTACATTACCTATGGAAGTGAACATCGTAGAATTGTGCACGCTGTTAAAAACTTTGATCCACTCAGACCAACTAGCCGTTTTCAACTTCTTCAACGTGCTTGGACTCAACCTCGATGGTTTTGGCATTATAGCCATCGATCTTCTCCGATAACTCGGATAATTTGTTTTCGAGTTCCTCACGTGACATTCCCTCCAGACCTGTTACTTTAACTTCTTTTCTATCAACAAAAGCTCCTGCTAATTGTCCTGATCTATATTCAGCATTGATAGCAGCAGCAAATTGATCTTTCTTCTCAGCTTTGTCAGCTAATCTTTCAAATCTTTTATATCTTCTAAGATTATCACTCTCATACTTTTTGATTTCTTTATCAAATCTTTGATCAAAGTATTTAGCAACATGTGGATTATGTTTTCTTGATAAAAGCCTGGAGGCAATCACACCATAATCATTTTCATTTTTACAAACATAACCTGCACGTTTTAAAGCTTCAGCCTGAGTTATCGACCCATGATCTTGTACCATTATCTCCACAAACATTTTTTGTTTTGGAGTAAGATCATCTATAGTTCTTAATTCTTTTTTCTTTAAACCCATTAGACGTATTTAGAAATTATTTTTTTTAATTTTTTAGATTGACCTGCGTGTGCCTTAGATGCTTTATCTAACTTACCTGCAACGTTTTTTAAAGTTTTAATATCACCACCTTTTTCATATCCGAATTTTCTCAATCTAATTTTTTTATAATTTCTATCTGCTGAGATAGCCATCTCTTTCAACATTTGTTTTCTTTGGTTTCTAGTGAGTGGCTGCACTTGTAAAGTTTTACCTGCTTTATCTGATGCATACGCTTTACCAACAATTACAGGTTTTCTAAATTTTGCTTTTTCAGCTTTACCTTTTGCAATACTTAATTTAATTCTATTTTTTAATCCTGGTTGTGCTTTAAACTCAGCTTGGCCTGTTATTTTCAATCCACGTAATTGTTTTTTTAGAAAAGACTTTTTAAGATCGTAAGGCTCAACACCAGCTCTATTTGGATCTCTTTTAGCAGCTCTTATTTGTGCCTTCTGTTTTCTAAAAATTTTACGAAAAGCCTCTTTTGCTGTTTTAAAGGCTAAGCCAGACATTTCTAATTTTTTCATCATAATATTTCTATTATATAGATTATTTCATCACAAAGTAACTACCTGAAATTGTTTTGATTGCGTTCCCGCAAGACTGGTGTCTCTCGGGGACACCACAGGGACACCACAGGGACACCATCGAAATAGACTATTATCGTTGATATATATGACTAATAGACCATCAGGGACACCAGGGACACCTATTTTACCCCCAGGGGTACTTTTTTTTAGTAAGGGGTCTAGATAATCTATATAAAAGAAAATTTACCTTTGTCCGTTGGCCGGTATTCTGTTATACTTAACCTGTGTTTACTAATTTCAAACACTTAATTGATATTCCTCTGGGGGTTTTAATCATTTTATGCTCTCTTGACTTTCCCCCAGGGGTTATACACCTAAGACCACCATGACGAATTTTCTAGATTCACAATATCAAATCATCAAACAAGCCATCTCACCGGACACAGCAAAAATCTCATACCAATACCTAATCAACAAAAAAGAATTATATTTTAAGACAAAAAAATCATGGCCTAAAATAATAAAAGATAACATAGACTTTGAAATGTTTGGTTATCTAGGAGACTTCCAAGCACCGACCACCTGGTGCACTTATGGAGATTTACTAATGGAAACCATACTTATCAATTTACGAAAAAAAATGGAAGAGATAACTCACCTCGAATTAGATGAACAATACGCATATGCAAGACTATACAAAACGGGAGATGAATTAAAAAAACACAAAGATAGATTTGAATGTGAAATTTCAACTACTTTAAATTTAGGAGGAGACTTATGGCCAATTTATCTAGAACCCGATATCAAAGTAGAGCTTACGCCTGGCGATATGCTAGTCTACAAAGGAGCAGAAATAGCTCACTGGAGACACGTTTTTACAGGAAAAGAATGCGCACAAGTATTTTTACATTACACTAGAAAAGGCACGGGTAAAAAATACGACTCCAGGCAGTTTTTATGTTTACCAAAAATATTCGTTAAATAGATTTCATAGTAGGTACAGGATATTGTATCGGGCCACCTTCTAATTTAATTTCTCTCATAAAAGATATTAACGTAAGTCTCTCATGATCTGTCAACATAGGATTCGATGCATGATAAGCATTACCATCAAAAATTATTAATCTATTATAAATACCTTCAACACTAAAAGTTTTTTCAAAAGCATTATTATTTAATTCTTTCGCTTCTTTTATTTTTTCTAATGTATCTGGTGGTAAACCATGCTCCTCATTACTAAAATACTTATGCTTAAAATATCCTGATTTTTCAATTATTTGGCTGTTAAAATCCTTTGGTTTAAATATAGAAGTGCCTGCAGTATTATTTTTATTTAAATAAAGTATTGCAGTAAATCTAACACCATCATTGTGAACCCAATTATCATGTTCTAATTTATGAGTTCTTTGAAAAAATGTATCTGCACTAAATCTTAAATCTCTCATTTGATGCGGATAAAAAATCGTACAAATTTTTAAATTTATCCAATTAAAAAAATCAAAATCTAATTCATGTAGCTTACTTGTCCTGGAGCCCGGACTCACTGTTGTTTTAACATAATCAAATTTTTTGGATAACTCTACTACACTATCAGGATCATCTAGAAAATTATCTACGCAGGTAAAGCTTGGAAAAAGCATAAAATAATTTACTTCTTTTTTTGTAAATTTACAATTTTTTTCATTATTATTCTTCGTTCACCTGAGTCACCTGCAGCTCTATATTCTTTGTATAAAGTTCGATATTTAACCCAAGATTGTTGCAGCTCAGTAAATATAATTTTATTTTCTTTTAATAGATTTATATATTTTTCATGAATTATTTCAGGATCAAAACCTGCGTACCAACAAACACTTTCAAAAGATTTATTTTTTTCTAAAAACCAATCATGTGCATCTTTTTTTAAATATGACTCTTGCTTGCTGCCATGTGTTGTCAAAGCATCTTCAAAGGCCTGCAGCACTATAGCTTGAAACAATCTTTGTTCAGGACATTTATCGGAGATTACTTCTGCAGCCATATCAGTGCCCAAAATTTTTAACAAGTTTGGTGAATAACTCACGAAACCTCCTTTGTAAAATTCTTGGAGATCCCGCTGTTACAGCAAATTCGTAATCTTCATAAGCTTCGCTTATAAACTCAGACCTTTCTTTACCGTCTAAGTTTTTACAAAATGAAATTGATGCAGCAATGTATTGTTTATCAAATAAATCCATCAGCATAACCACGGTGTGGGAAAAGATATGGATGTGGAATTACACCGTGGCTATACATTTTTGACGACCAGTTTTAAACCTTTAGCTTGTGCAGCTTTCTTTCTACCTGAACGCCAACATTCCTCAATTTTATCAAGAAATGCTAAACTGAAATTTCCTAAACCAAAGTCATTCCCACAATACAACTGAAACATGAGACTTGTCATCTCGTCATATGTCTTTTTATTTGGACATATCATCACAAGCTTTTTAAGAGCTTGATCCAATGCTTCTGGACTGCTTTTTTTCGCAGCTTTACCCACTAAAATCTCCTTAAATTAAAAGTTAAATTAGCGATTCGTTGTTATTTGGAAATAAGGTGTTTTGTTAGCCTCACCTTTTCATTCTTGGCCTGGAATACGTATTAAGATTAATATATATTTTTTGATGGATATCAAGTATTAATATTAGATGCATTCCTACTCTATTGTCAAAGATATATTACCACCTGATGCAGTCAGTTATCTCATTGACATCGTCAAAGGTCTAAATTTTAGAATTGCTAATGATAGTGATGAATATTTTAATAACTTATTTAAAAAAGATTTACCTTTTCAAGGCATGAGCAGAATTACAAATGAACCTCCAATGGGTGAGAGGGAAGTTAGATTGAATGATTTTGGTTTTATTATTGCACAAATAGCATGCAAACAAGCAGACCTAAAAATACTTAGAATACATAGACTTATGTGGAATTTTTACAAAAGAGGTGAGCTTGGCAATTTCCATATTGATGAAACAAGAGATAATTTTCACACAATTTTATATTCACTAAATACAAATGATGGCTACCTTGAGTTAGAAAATGAAAAAATATTTGATGTCGCGGATGAAGCAAAAATATTTCCAAGTAAGATCTTACACAGGGGTGTAGGGCCAACAAAAAGTAAATTTAGATTGAATTTAAATATAGTGGTTGAAACAGCCCCAGTCTCCCGGGGCTGCACCTAGGGTTTATTTGCCGTTCAAGAGTTTCTTTCCTTGTGAAAGCAAATTCTCTTTCATCTTTTCGTAAGGCTTGTTTTCTTTTTTTGCTATTTTCCTTACTTCTTCATCAACTAATTTTGCGATCATGCTACCAGGTCTTCTAAAGCCTGCCTTTCCCATCGCCCTTATCAGTGTGTATGATTCGATATCAACTGCACAAGATTTCCATTTAGTGATGTCCATGTTTTCTCCTTACCTATCTCTGTACTCTTTAGACTCAAAGAATTCAACAAGATTTATTCTTTGTTTTGGTGTTCTTCCAGCATTATAAATTTTCTGGAAAATATGTATATAGTCTTTTGACGTAGTCCCATGCAACAACCAAGAAGCCTTAGTTTTTAAGGCTGTTTTAAATCTATCGTATTGCCATTTAGGATGTCTATCAGCGATTATATACGCAGTAATAATTTGCCTTTTGATTCTTCGGTCAGTGTTATCAGCACCAATAAAAAATCTTTTTAAAGCATTTAACTGCCCACCAATTCTATCACAATGCTCTATACCACCTGCGGGTATCTTAAATGAACCCTCCTTAAAACTGGTAGCAATTGTGCTGTACCTTGATGAGACTTTTAATAAAAGAATCATCGTCTCAGAAACAGGTAGTCCCCATTCTTGCATTTTGGATTTACAAATTTTGTAATCCATCTTACCTCTTGCACAATGGTGCCCTAAGAAATGATCTAATGACCAATTCTTTCTACCTTGGTTTAGTCTTGCAACATCTAGTGGATCATCAGAATTGATAATGATGTAAGGAACAGGTAATCCTAATTCCTTTCTGGCCTGCAAGGTATGTTGGCCATCCACAACTTCAATGTTTGAGTTCACACGTATCGGATCCATAAGATCTTTATCTGCAATTAATTTTTTTAATTGCTGCACGTGTGCTTGGTCCACAGGTCTGTTACCTCGGACTTTTTTGAACATAGAGTAATCTCTAGTTTCAAAAAATTTATTATTCACTGCTCTTGACATTTTTCCTCCTTTAAAACAAGATTGAATAAAATAGGCCACCCACCAAAAGTAAAAACACTTTTGGAGTCATGACCATGATTAATAAACAAATAAAAAACATTACAACGTTTTTGTTATACATTGGATGCCTTTATATCTGCTTCTTCTTGAAGTGCTGCTAACTCATCGTAAACAAGATCAGTAGCAACAAATTCATTTATGATGTGCGCTGGATGTGCACCAGTTTCAAAATCTAATGAGATTTTTGAAAGTCTATCTCTTTGATCTTGAAAATGATAATTCTCTACATCCATCTCACCACCATCTGCTGTAAAAAGCTGAGTCTTAGATAAAACATTATCTATGTCCTCAATAAACTTTTTAAAAATTGGTGATTTAGATTTAATTGTAATTTTCATAAAACCCCCAATCTCTAAACAGCTTTACCATTTGATCCACACCTTCGTGAAACTTCATCGTGCCAGATAGTTTATCTCTTACGGGATGCTCACGATATTTATCTCCGTTGACAGTAAGAACAAGTTTTTGTTCGCCTTCGTCAAACGTTAATGAAAATATATGGATCTTTTCTACTTTTTTTGGTTTTGTCTCCCATTCGGGTTTCAATACCAAAGGTTCTTCACTAATTGCCTCAGCTGAAGTACCTATATCTTTTCCACTTTTCATGATAACCTCTTTGTTAATTTGTTTATACATAAGTATCGTTATGCATAATTCAATGGGATATGCAAGGAAAAAATGTTATAGGATAATATAGGAATTTATGACAAAATTTGTGTTAGTAATGTTTATGTGTAGTGTGGTCAGTGGCCAGTGTCCGTCATCACATATACCTGGATTTTCATTTGAAAGCCATACAGCTTGCGTAGAATATGGCTATAGAATGGCACATAGCACATTCAAAACACTTAAAGAAAATGAGGAATTCACTAATGAATACATAGAAAACAACAAAATAGTGGTTAAATTTGAGTGCAGACCTGTACAATTACCAAAACCAATAGTTCCACCACCAAAGCCAAAAATTGGCGCATAGTTGATTTCCAATCACTTTTTGATATATAATAATACATGAAGCTATATCGCGTCCAAGCAAAATATAAAAACATATTAATTGATGAGATGCTTGAGGCTGAGAACGATAAGGCTGCTCTTGACACGTTTTACAAGAAGGTTGAGTCAGGAGATGTAACAGAAAAGGATGCTGGTGGTTATTTAAATCCAGATAGACTTTTTATAACCTTCGAGGAGGTTGACCGAGATGCAACTACAAAAGTTAATATCGGAAAAACTTCAGTTGGAGTCCAAGTGGGCGAACCAAGCACTGGAGCAGGGTAGAGTAACTCCAGACATGAAGTGGATCGATATCAAGATCAAAGATCTTAGAACTAAGATTAATGATCAAAGTGTTGAAGACGCAAAAAAAGGTCTTTACGATATAGCTAGCTAGACTAGCAAAAAAAATCAATTTTATTCCCAAGGCTAGTGCGCTCTAAATTTTCCAAAAAGCATGCAGTGTCGCATCTAGAATGAAACCCCTGTAACAGGCAGTCGTCTACTATTCAATAAATTTAAAAATAGAATTTTTGCTCGTGGTATAATAGTAAATAAAAAAATAAAAGGAGAGCAAATGACGTTTGAATGGAAACACCCAAACTATTACAAAGAACTTAAAAAAATATATGAAGAGGAGTTTAAAGACCAGCCTTCCGAAGAGAAGGAAGATCAATCTCCTCCCGACACTGAGGACAGTCAGAAGTAATCTTATGGCTTTCTGAAGCATCGTACCAAGTTTCAACAAAACCTTTTCCTTGGCATCTTGGACACTTATTCTTTGGCTTCACCCCAGCTTCTTCCCAATGCAACGTCCACTTTGAATGGGACTTTGAGGTTTTCGATAGCATTCTCCATTACCTCCTTTACCCCATGAATATCTTCTTCATGGTTGATAGAAAAGCATAACTCATCGTGAATCTGGAGTAAAGGCTTATAACCTTTCTTGTAACAATTTATCATAGCCTGTTTTGTTTGATCTGCAGCTGATCCTTGAATAAGCCTATTTAGGGCTTTGTAGGTGAAAGCTCTTCTAATGTTATTACCATAAATAGCCTTAGCCTCCTCGTATTGCATGGCCTTGTTCATTCCGAAGGTAGCAGGCTCCCACATGTCAAATCGGCATTTACGACCCCTTATTGTTCGAATAAAGCCATATTTTGAGGCACTGTTAGTGACAGCTTCAGCTAATTTTTTAACAAAAGGTACCCTAGAGTGGTACTTATTTAAAAGATTTTCAGCAGCATCTTTTGAAATACCTAATTCTTTGGCTAATTTAGCTTTACCCATACCATAGAATAATCCTAAATTAATTGTCTTTGCATGAGTTCTTGATATGCCAGCCATATCAGCAACAATTTGATGAAAGTCTGCAGCTTCATTTTTATAAGCATCTATAAAATCATCTGCGCCTGTAAATTGTTCATCTACACTTGCTGCATAGTGTGCCACCAACCTTGGCTCTTGTTGGCTGTAATCAAAACTACCCCACTGTTTACCTTCTTCAGGTAAAAATAAACTTCTTATTTTATCACCATACTCTTTGTTACGAGCAGGTATCTGTTGTAGGTTTGGATTTGAATAAGATAGTCTACCTGAGACTGTACCACCTTGATCAGATCTTAGTTGATTTATTTCAGAATGTATTCTACCTTTATGCACATAACGTTGAATTGAGTCTATAAATGTTGAATGGAATTTATTTATTTCTCTTGCTTGTCTTATTAGTTGCGCTATCGGGTTATCACAGTTTACTAACCAGTTTTGGGTAAAGCTTGGCTCATCACTTTTCGGTGTCCGTGGGTAATCAACACCAATCCTGTCAAACACTTGTGCTACTGATCTTGCTGCCCAAATATCAACGTCCATGGTTGTTTGTTTTTTTATTTGGCCTAACACCTCAGATTCTTTACCTTTGAATTCTTTCTTAAGAGCTGCAGCTTTCTCTTCATCTACTCTTATGCCCCGCATTCTTGTTTCAATTAAAATAGGTAACAGCTCCATTTCCATCTCCCAAACATCGTGCAAGCTTTGTTTTGAAATTTCAGTTTTAAAATGTTGCCAAAGTCTTAAAGTTAATCCAGCATCTTGCTCTGCATAAAAACCAACGTAGCCTGCAGGTAGTCTCCAAAGATCTGCCTTTGGATCTATTCCCCACTCTTTTGCTTTCTCATTCAAAAATGTTTCATTTTTAATTTCACCAAGATAATCTTTAGCACAAGCGTTAAGACTAAAACTAAATCTGTTTTCATTTATTAAGGCAGCAGCAATCATAGTATCCACAATAGGACCATTGATATCAAAACCATTTATCTTTAACCAACCAACATCATAACTTGCATTATGAAATATTTTTACTGCAGGAGTTTTTAAAATGTCTTGCATCCATGCGCAGGTTATGGCTGAATCCATATTACCACCAGCATCATGATGAATAGGAAAATACCACTGTTGATCATAAGCAGCCACTGCGAAACCAACTATGTGCCCATCAAATGTAGCCCAACCAGCACCTTTGTTTTTTATGTTTGGATCCTTTGTCTCCAGGTCGATAGCTATTTCTTTTGCCTGTGACAGGTCAGGATACTCACTTGGGCAAACCCAATCACTATCGTTGTAAATAAAATTTAATTGATGTGTCATCCTACCTTTTTTATCACATAGCTTATATAGTAATTATGTAAATTTTCATAAACAATTTTTTTATCTTTGTATAAATCTATGTAAAATTTTTTTACATCTTCATCTAAATTATGTCTTTTGTTGAAGTAATTTATTTCATCCAACACTGCACCTAAAACAAAAAATGTTATGTTTCTTTTTTCCAACATGTACAGGCCTACATCTTTTATATTTTTTTCAAAAATTAAATCATCCATTATTTCAAATGGATCTGTCATTAAGTAAAGACCGTTTGGTTTTAAAACTCTTTTTACTTCTTTGTAAAAATTTTTATCATCTCTGTAACAATGATTGCTCTCTATGTTGTAAACAATATCGAATGAATTATCATCATAATTAAGTTTGTTTGCATTTTGACAATCGTACTCTACGTCATTAAATAAATTTTTTGCATGATTGATTGAGTTCGAATTGATGTCCACAGCACAAACCTTTTTAAAACCAAAATACTTTTTTAATAAGTGTGATCCATAACCTAAACCACAACCAACATCTAATAATGAAATGTCTTTCATATTCAAACCTACAATTCTTAACAAATGAAAATACAAATTTATATTGTTTTTCCAAGGCATGTCATCTTGGTCATACACCGCCAGGTTATCATCATAGTATCCATGATTAAAAAATAATTTTGTGTCATTACGTTTAATTAATTTATTTAAAATTTGATTGTACTCTTGAACAACGTTGTTCATTTTTTTGTGTCTTTAAGTTTTTTTATTTCTAAATCACAATAGTGTTTTATTTTTTCTAAATCTTCTATTTTATTTTTATGAAGATACCTGCATACATATTTAATAACGTTACCTTGAAAAAAAGAGAGATTATTTTTTGAAATGAATTCATATGGTTGAATCGTAAAAAATTTATAGTGACTCCCCCCGATTTGTTTATCCTGCGGAAACGCTTCATCAAATAAGTCTTTGTTTGTCATAGTTTAAACTCCTGTAATATTTTTAACTTCTCTTCTGCGTTTGCAATTTTTTCAATTAATTTATCTACTTCGTCCACGTGTTGTGGATGTTCTCCAATCCCAACAGGTTTTTCTAAGTATATTTTCATTGTCGCCTCTGCCTCAGATATTTGTGCGTTGTATCTATCTGTTAAGGCATCGATTATTATTCTCTTAAACATAATTTGCCTCGTATAGTTTGTAATATTTTCCTAATGGAAAATTATATTGATGATAAGTTCCTAATAAATGTAAACTTCCTTTAGATCTTGTAGCTCCTGTATACCAAACTCTTAACTCTTTGACCTTCTCCTGCAAATTCTTTTTGTCAAAATGAGATGGAAAATTACATTTACTCGCAAGAACCACATTGTCAGCCTCACCACCTTTTACTTGATGAATAGTATCTATAATTATCTTTGGTGGTTGAGTAAGATCTACACCTTCCTTCATTAATTTATTGAAGTATTGTTTATCTTTATCTTTAAATTTTCTTTTAAACACCTGATTCCATGGTCCTTTTTCATCTCTCATACCACATCTGAGATGTAATTCATCAAAATTAAATACTTGATTTGGGTGAGCAAAACTCCACTTTTTGCTGTCCGATGACCGGTATCCGTGATCTATGTTTAATAAATATTCGTACATGGTACACGCTTCTTGTCTATTTATAGAACCACCTTCACATATTTTATTCCAATATTCTATCGCCATAAATTGTAATGGGTCAAAAGATTTGTTACCTTTCACGTCTTGATAATACAAAGATAAGTTACGTGCCTCCTGTTGCAGTTCTTTCTTAACATCATTTATTCTAGCTAATACCATCCAGCTACCTTCCATATCCCAAGGAACTTTCTTTAAAGAATTCCACTTGTGAACGCTGCCTTCTTTTTGGTTTGAGTAAAATTCTTTTTGAACTCTGTTATCACCCATACTGTGAAGTAAACATTTAGAAAAAAAATGTATGTTTTTATTTAAACGTACAGATTTTTTTAAGACTAAAGCTTTTCCTGGAAACCTTTGAAACAATGTTACATCAGCACCATTCCATTCGTAAATAGCCTGATCATCGTCTCCTGCTATGTAAACTCTATCCACTCCTTGTGCTATTTTAACAACCATATCCCATTGTAAAGGTGTTAAGTCCTGAGCTTCGTCTACCATTAAAACCTTGAAAGGCACTACCAAACCATCTGATACATATTTTTCAACCATGTCAGTGAAGTCTAATCTATCCGGTGTCCGTTGGCCGTTCTCAAGTTCCATAGTTTTAAATTCTTCATACCCAGCAATAATTGATTTGAACTGCTGTAATCTCACAGCTTTTCTAGATTGTTGTTTGTAAAGAACTACAGGATCTATTTTCATGTTTCTTGCTCTATCGTAAATTTGTAAAGACCAATTATTGTAAACTTTGGCATCGTCATGGCCATCTTTGTAATTAACTTTTACAGTTCCATACTGAGTATGAAACATCAGGAGGTCAGCTCTAGGGTCTAAAACGGGAATCTCAGCAAACTGTTGTCTCGCCAAAGAATGTAATGTTCGAAAGTATTTGAAATCATCCTCATCATATTCCTTGAATCTTTTACGTACTCTATCGACACACTCGTCAACAGCTTTGTTGGTAAATGATATGTAACAAATCTCATCTGGTGAATATCCTTTTTTTAAATATCGTTGAACACGTTTTAACAGATTTTCAGTCTTACCTGTACCTGGAGGTCCAAATATTTTAATTGTCTTCCCACGCAGCTTTTGATTTAGTGAATTTGACATCTTTGTTTTTGTGCTCCGTTTGCTTTGGTAAAGCTACCACCCAGTGTCTACTATCAACACCTTGAAACTTCTTCTTTGGTTTCGCTCCACCTTGTTCTAAAAATCTTGTGCATTCTTTTTCATTCCAATTGTAACCCATTTTTTTCATAAAAGATCTAAACGTCTCTAATTTAAATCTCATCTCTGATTCATCTCTCCAAATATTATCAGAATCAATTTGGTCGAACTCTGTAGTATCTTCTACATCTTCTAAGAATCTATTCATTCTATTATTGAATACATCATCTCTCTCCTCTACTGCATCAAAACCTTCCATGTCTTGTTTATTTGATACAAGTTCTTCTAACCAATCTCTGTATGGATCGGGATCTCTCTTTGTAGGTTTCAATGGCCTCCAAACTATATCATAATTTAACAGCTGCTCCCCCAAAAGCTGTTGTTGATATAGTTGTTTGGTTGATAATCTAATTGATTTACCTTGAATAGGTAATATCCAATAAGGCTCTGGATATGAATTTACTTTAATAAGTTTCCCAACTTCTGGTAACGCTTCGTTAGCACCAATACCAAGTTTACGTTTTACACATTCACTAGATACACAATGCATTCTTGCTATAGATGTTTTGCATTTATAAGCATACTCTTTGTTTTCAACACCTTTAAAAATATTTTGTAATTCTTTTGGATGTAGTTTTTCACTACACACTTTACTCATCATCTCTCTTGTCCACTCTTCATACATAACAGGATCTGGATTTATTTTTTTAGCTAGAACTGCTACATTAAACATTGCATCATTTCTACCTTCACCTTTTTGTACTTTGTTTTTCATAAAATTGACAACGCAAGGTGGATAATCTTTTGTTTCGTCATCTTGAAATATTTTTAATTTTTTAAACTCAGCAGGAGTAAGTCTAAATTTTGAAACAAACTCATATAAATTTTCCAACTTAATAGAATTACAATTATCATCCATTGCAACTCTAGTTGTCATATGTGCTTTTTGATAAGGTAAGTTTACAAAATTACCTTTTCTTTTATCATCCCAATTGTCAGGAGTTAAATCAACTTCATCTTGTGCAGGAAAAATATCAGTAGTGGTATCATTGATACCTAGATCAGAAGCAAGCTCAATTAATTTTTTACGCATCGCAGATGCAGGAACTACACCTTCGATAAATAAAATTAAATGGAGTCCGTTGGATTTTGACCTGAATGGTACGAGTGGGTATTTTCTTTTCCGTATAATCGATATAACTTCCTGATGCTGTATATTATAACGATCAACATCGATGACCCCCCAACTGCATGTATTATCATCTCTGATAGGGACAGATCCATAATAAGCTTCTCCTTTTAAATGTTGCACCCAATGATCTTTTGTCATTGGTGAAGGTTCAACCCAATGTTTGAATTCTGCCTTACCTTTAGAATTTTTCTTACCAGTAGGTTTGGAAACACCAAAATATGTAGTAGAGCCTTGGAAGAGTTCTACAAACTCTCCCAAGGTTTTGTCAAGTACATCCATAAATTAAAATGGAGTCTTGGCTACTTGTTCTTCTTTATTATGATTCACTCTCACTGAACCTTTTTTGCAGCTCTCATAAAAATCGAAAGCACCTTTCATGACCTCTGGATCTTGCACAGGTCCTTGGTGTTCGATCTCCCAACCAAACCATGATCCTAAGTTATTTTTTTCTAACACAGTCTTCATAGTATATTGTTGAGTGAATGGAGCAGGTTTGAAAAAGCCTTTACCATCCTTTTTCTTTTGTCTCAATGACATCATCATAGAGTTCCACTTCTTAGATTTTTTTCTTTGAGTAGACTTCATTGTAACTAAAGCTGTTGATGACTTCTCTTCTTCGACAACCATTACATAGTGAGAAGCTGTCTCCTCAATGTAATTGCCATTCTCAAGACGATCTTTACCATCGTCACCTCTAGTTGTTTTACTCATGATATCTGAGTCTGCAGGATAAACATTTACAGGAGCGACAGCACCTTTATCTCTGTCTTTCCATTCAATGTACTCCAATTTGTAAAAACAAGGAATTACAGTTATTCCTTTTTGACCATCATACAATTCATCGGTAACTGTATTATAGATCATACCTGCTTTTGCTTCTGGCATAAAATTACTATCACCTTGAGTGACTTGTGGTGATAGTTGTCCCAGAACTTTAAGGAATGGTAATGCTAGACTTTTAGAATCTACATTCTCAAATCCTTCGTCAGCAAACTGCTCAATATTTATATTAGCCAGCTGACCTTCTTTTTTAATCGACACTTCGTTCGATTGTCCGTCTTTTATCTTCACGTTTCCTCCGTTACTTGTTAGTTGTTATTTTCGTTTTGTTAGCAATGTATACTCCAAACAAATCAAATGGTAATTCTTTACCAGTTTCAACTTGCTCTCTCACAAACGCCTTAAGAGTCATTGGTTCAACTTTTTCTTTTTTATTATAGTTAAAACCAAACTTCTCACAGACACCTATAAGTTCAGAAACTTGATTATCTTGACCACGACCAAACGAAGCTGTCACGGTATTTTTAATCAAGTCTTCAAAACCTTTTTCTCTTAACCAAGAAAAGGCTTCTTCAACTCTAGACTCAGGGATTTTTGCAGCATAGAAAGGTTTAACTTCTACTGTTGATCCATCTTTAAGTTTTAATAAAGACACACCAGCCTGTTGCATCATCTCTGGAATGATTCGTTCTTCCATGTCTCGAATTTTATGTTTCAATAATGAAATCGATTCTTCCTTTTCTTTGAGTTGACTTTGGAGTTCATTGAGTTGGTGACATTTATCCGATATTGATTTTACATTATCTTGATCAATGTCAATGGACGACATTTTTTCTATATCCATATTTTCCTCCTGGTGGTCTCTTAAAATAATCTCTTGAAATTTGCAACAAGAAAATATATTTAAATCGAAGATGTGGAAATACCCGTATAAAACAAAACCTTACGAACACCAACGTAAGGCATTAGAAGCTTCTGCTGAAAAAGTCCAATGGGCTTACTTCATGGAGATGGGTACAGGTAAAACAAAAGTTACTATTGATAATATTGCTTATTTATTTTTTCAAAGAAAAATTACTGCTGCTCTAATTATTGCACCAAAATCAGTTTATACAGTATGGGAAACTGAGATAGAAACTCATTTTCCAGATCAACTTAAATATAAAATTTATAAATGGAATATAGATAAACCAAGTGTTTACACAAAATTAAATGATTATAAAGACCTTAGAATCTTTCTAATTAACGTAGAAGCTTTATCAACTAAAAGGGGATATGAAGCTTGTGTTGATTATTTAACTAAAAATAAATTAAATTTTGTAGC